TATTGCAAGAGTAAACTACGGCATTACCGAGGGTGAAACCTACAGATTCGGCGGCAAGGAGGTTATCACAACAGAGGAGGATGTGCTGGAAAGCTTTGCGGCGGCATCCGACGGCGAGGTATTCGGTGTGTTTGTGAATCTGAATGATTACATCATCAATACAAATATGCAGATGCGCACCGACCGCTGGAGAGATAACGACAACAATCAGGAAAAAGTAAAGGTTACTCTGGTTTGTGACGGGAAGCTGGCAGACCCCAACGGTGTGCTGATTCTTAAAAAAAAAGTAACGCAGTAAGCGGCGGCACGTTTGATAAGCGCACAGACAGTGAAAATTATGCAGATATTACCGTAACGGCCGCCGAAAGCGGTCAGACCATTACAGCCCTGCTGCATAACGGCGCAGATGTGCCAAAGGAAGGCGGGGCGAACTGGTCTGTTTCCGGCGGCACTGCGGTTGTGCTGAAAAAGGCTTATCTGGAGAAATTCCCTGTCGGCACGGAAACCTTTACGGTGACAACATCCGCAGGAGCTGTGGAATTTACTGTGGAGATTGTGGAAAGTGAGGCGTAAGGGATGGCAGATTTAGCAAGGCTGAAAACGGCACTGCGCATTTCACATAACAAACTGGATGAAGAAATTCAGTATAACGTGGATGCCTGCAAAAAAGACATGATGCGTGTCGGCATTACTGTAATTAACGAGGAGGATTCCGCAATTCAAAAGGTGTTTGAGCTGTACCTCAAATGGCAGTATGACTTCATGGGCGAGGGCGAGCGGTACGAAAAAGCCTATAAGGGCATGAGAAACGGGCTGAGTTTGTGTGGTGAGTACAATGTATAACGATGTTGTGACGTTGTTGGTAGAAAAAACAATAAGGGATGAAATCGGCATGAAGCAGACGTTTTACGAGGAACGCGAAGTGTTTGCGGAGGAATTGCCAATCAACCAAAGCGAATTTTTCAAGTGCAGAGAAACGGGGTTACGCCCTGCCCTGTGTCTGCGGATTCCATACGGCGAATATGAGCAGGAGGAAGTCCTGCGGTTTGGGGGCAGGTTATACAGCGTGTATCGGTTCCGAAACGATTTCCATCACACAGAGCTTTACTGCGAGGCAAGGAGTGGTCTATATGAGTATAAAGGCTGATGCTTTATCGGATGAGATTGCAAAACTGCTTTCCGAATATGAGGCGGAGATTGTGAAAAACACAGATGCCTGCGGAAAAGCCGTTGCAAACGCCGCCGCGAAAAAGCTGCGACAGACCAGCCCCAAAAGAACAGGCAAATATGCAAAAAGCTGGGGCGTGACAAGAGAGAAAGGCGCGTTTGGTGAAAATGCAAAGTATATCGTTCACAATAAAAAGCGGTATCGGCTGACACACCTTCTGGAGCATGGTCATGTGACGGCAAACGGCAAGCGGACAAGGGCAATCCCGCACATTAAGCCCGTAGAGGAACAGGTCATTCGGGAATACGAAAAGCAGGTAAGGGAGGCGATAGAGGATGCGGCAAAGTGAGTTATATAAGCTGCTGCGCAGTACAGGGCTTGAGGTCTATTTTTATGAGGCAGACCAAGGCCCCGCGCTGCCCTACATCGTCTATCTGAAGGACGGAGAAGCCGCTTGGGGTTCGGATGGCAGAAACTTCCTGCGAAAAGATAGCTACATTGTGGAGCTTTATTCGGCGAGGAAGGATTTTGCCAATCAGGAAAAAATTGAGAAGGCGTTGGATTCTGTTGGGATTCGTTACGATGCAACGGAAATCTACATCGAGAAGGAAAAAATGTATCTGGTAACATTTGCATTTGACATTACAAGAAAGGTGGAAAACTAATGGAAAGAATTGTAAGCTGTATGTGGATGAATTTACAGGGGAGCTGCCTGAGGATGCAGCCATTGAGGTGGAGGCTAAGCTGTTGGGCTATATTCAGGGCGGTGCGACACTGTCCTATAAGCCGACCTTCTACGAAGCGAAGGATGATTTGAATTTCGTTTCCAAGAAAATCATTACGGATGAAGAAGCGATTCTGAAAAGCGGCGTAATGACATGGAACGGCGAAACGCTGAAAAAGCTGACACCCACAGCCAGAGTGACAGAGGATACAGCCAAAAAGACCAGAACTGTAAAAATCGGCGGTCTGAGCAACAACGACGGCAAGAAATACGTTCTGCATTTCGTGCATGAGGATAAGACGGACGGTGACATTCGTGTGACCATCGTCGGCAGCAACGAAGCAGGATTTGAGCTGTCCTTTGCGAAGGACAAGGAAACTGTCATCAATGCGGAATTTAAGGCACAGCCACAGGATAATGAAGGCACACTGATTTTGTTCAAGGAAGCGGACACGAGTATTGCGTGAGGAGAGGGGCATAACAGCCCCTCATTTTTGTGAGGTGGAAAAGGATTTTACAACGAGAAAAAAGAAAAAATACATGGTTAAGCTGCATGACAGCTTTGTGGCAATCCTGCCAATGCCAAACAAGGAAATGTTTGACAAGATGGTAGCGGCACAGGATATGGAAAACGTCAACGATGTTTATGAGCTGCTGACCGCCATCATCAACCAGAACAAAAAGAAAAAATACAGCTTCCAGAAGATTTCGGCAATGTTTGATTTTGAGGATGCAGTGGGGCTGCTGAAGGATTATCTGGAATTTGTAAAAGGTGTTGTGTCTGACCCAAACTAAAAATACCCTCTATGCCGGGAGAGGCGGACGATTTGCACTACAGCATTTTTTCGTTATCCGAAAAAACAGTGATGGACTATGCACATTTGAATTTTTTGGAAATCGAGCATTTGCCGATAGATGTTTATCTGGGATTGCAGCGGGATGCGTTTATTTTCAATTTACAGCAGACGGAAAGTGGTCGGGAATATCTGGAGGAGTGCTGGCTTTTGGAGCAGACCGAGCCGGACAGAAAGGCATTGAGGGGAAAATTCGGAAAGGGGGCAGAGC